TAACGGTAGTCGTTTCTCAATCGTTCTTGCCTGTCGTCAGTCTGGCAAATCAATCTCAGCATGTGCTTATCTTCTTTGGTTTGCGCTATTCCATCCAGAAAAAACAGTAGCAATTCTTGCAAACAAAGGAGCCACTGCTCGTGAAATGTTATCACGTATTACACTCATGTTGGAAAACATACCTTTCTTTCTTCAACCGGGGTGTAAAGCTCTCAACAAAGGTAGCATTGAGTTTTCTAATAATTCTAGGATTCTGGCAGCTGCTACAAGTGGTAGCTCGATTCGTGGCTTATCTGTAAACTTACTGTATCTCGATGAGTTTGCATTTGTAGAAAGAGCTGCAGAATTCTATACTTCTACGTATCCCGTTGTTTCTGCTGGTAAGGATACAAAGATCATTATTACTTCAACCGCTAACGGTATCGGTAATATGTTCTATAATATCTGGCAAGGTGCTGAGCAGAAAGTAAATCAGTTTCAATCATTTCGAGTTGATTGGTGGGATGTTCCAGGGCGAGATGCTAAGTGGAAGCAAGAAACAATTGCTAACACCAGTCAGTTGCAGTTTGATCAAGAATTCGGTAACACGTTTTTTGGCACTGGCGATACTCTTATCAATGCCGAAACACTCATGAGACTAAGAGCCGAGAATCCAAAAAAAGTTATGGAGGGCGGAGATCTTTTAGTATATGAAGAAACTAAAAAAGACAACGACTATATCATGACAGTCGATGTTGCGAAGGGAAGAGGACAGGACTATTCTACTTTTAATTTGATCGATATTAGCGTTCGCCCGTTTAAACAGGTTGCTGTATATCGCAATAACACTATCTCGCCTATACTCTTCCCTAATATTATATATAAGTATGCGAAAGTTTACAACAACGCGTATGTAGTTGTAGAATCAAATGATCAAGGCAGTGTAGTATGTAATGGTCTATATCATGATTTAGAGTATGAAAACGTCCATGTACAGTCTACTATCAAAGCAAATGCTATCGGTATCGAAATGAATCGAAAAGTAAAACGGCTAGGCTGTTCTGCTGCAAAAGATCTCCTAGAAAATAATAAACTCACTATTGTCGATGAACATACGATCTTAGAGATGTCAACCTTCGAAGCACGAGGACAATCATACGAAGCCAGTGAAGGTAACCATGACGATTTAATGATGAATCTAGTCATGTTTGGTTACTTTGCTTCTACACAATACTTTGGAGACATGACTGATATTGATCTAAAACAAATGCTGTTTAATCAAAAGATGAAAGAAATTGAAGACGACTTAGTACCATTCGGGTTTGTAGATGATGGATCTCAATATAATGATGAGATTCAAAAACCAGAGTGGTATGTAGAATATGACGTAAATTAGAATAATTATAAATACTATGGATAGTTGATGAATATCGTATTATGATCCATATAAGTAAACCGAGAAGGATAAACAAATGGCACTATTTACACCATCCGAATCTCCTGCGGTTGTCGTCAAAGAAATAGATCTGACTGGCGGTGTGCCAAATGTTCAGACTTCTACTGGGGCAGTCGTTGGTAATTTTAGATGGGGTCCGGTTGAGGAAAGAGTGTTGATTGCTAACGAACAGCAATTAATTGACACCTTTGCTACTCCGGGCACATCTAATTCAATTAGTTTCCATACTGCTGCATACTTTACAAGATACTCGAGCGCAATGCAAACCGTACGTATTCTTGATTCAGACGCATCTAACTCAGTATGTACAATTGGCCAAACATCTTCCTACGCTGTGGGTGGATACACAAATCCAGTTGTAAAGAATAGCTCAAATTTCACAGCACAAAAATCAGCACTGGACTCTGACGGCCATACTTGGGTCGCTCGATATCCAGGTGCTTTAGGTAACTCGCTCGCTGTACACGTTTGCCCGCAAAGCGCAAGCGATTCAGCATTTAATAACTGGGCATACAAGTCGAACTTTGATGCTGCACCGGGTACATCACCATATGCTCTAGATAGAGATGGAACCAATGATGAAATCCACATCGCCGTTGTTGATAAGAACGGTGTGTTCTCTGGCACTAAAGGCACAGTACTCGAAACATATCCTTATGTTTCAGTTGCGCTTGATGCTAAGAGCGATGATGGTTCTACTAACTACGCAATTGACGTAATCAATGCAAGATCTGAGTACGTACACCAAGTAGATTGGGATTCAGCATTTCAAACCGATGGAGCAGCTGGCATTGCCTTTACACCGGGTGCAGCTATAAATTTCCAAGGCAACAATGGTGACACAAAGGTGTACACATTCGATTCCGGAGCAGATGCTACCGGTATTCGTGCTGCAGAATTCTTGACAGGTTACGATCTTTTCGAAGATAAAGATCAGGTAGAAATCGATTTCTTGATTGCTCCTAGCTTTACAACTTCTACTACACAGACAACGATCGTTAATGATCTTGTTGCAACTGCAGTAGCTCGTAAAGATTGCGTAGTTGTAACATCTCCTGCAAGAGATGACATCATTAACCTGACAAATGAAACAACGATTACAAACAATATCGTGGCAACAGTGGGTAACTTCACTAAATCATCTTACTTGATTATTGATGGTAACTACTTAAAAGTTTACGATAAGTACAATGACCAATACATTCAGATTCCGGCGTCATCTTCTACAGCTGGCTTGATGGCCGAGACAGACAGAGTGTCTGCTCCTTGGTTCTCACCTGCAGGTATGAGACGAGGCCAATATCTTGGTGTAACGTCAATTGACTACAATCCAAACAAAACAAATAGAGATACACTCTATAAAGCTGGTATCAATCCAGTTGTAAACATGGCCGGTTCTGGTGCAATGTTGTTTGGTGATAAGACTGCACTTAATAGACCATCTGCATTCGATAGAATCAATGTCCGCAGGTTGTTCCTTGTACTCGAAAGAGCAATTGCAAGAGCAGCTGAAGGCGTACTCTTCGAATTCAACGATGAGTTTACAAGAGCAGAATTCGTGAATATCATTGAGCCTGTACTACGTGATGTAAAGGGTCGAAGAGGTATCACTGACTTCCGCATTGTGGCTGATACTACAGTCAACACTCCAGAAGTTATTGATCGTAACGAGTTTATCGCTAACATCTTCATTAAGCCAGCAAGATCAATCAACTATGTAACACTCAACTTTGTTGCAGTAAGGACCGGCGTCGACTTCACTGAAGTCGTTGGTTCAGCTGGCGTTTAAGGAGGTAATGAACAATGGCACTCGGAAGCGTAGATGAATTTAAGGCAAGACTAGCCGGTGGCGGTGCAAGAGGTAACCTCTTTCAGTGTACACTAGCAAACCCTAGAGGTGGTCTTGGTGTTGATCTAGACATCGATTTCAGTTCTTTCATGTGTGAAGCAGCACAGTTACCGGCGTCAACGATTGGAGTGATTAACATTCCTTTCCGCGGCAGACAACTTAAAGTAGCCGGTGATAGAATCTTTGATGTTTGGACTGTCACAGTAATTAACGACACAGAATTTAAGATCAGAAACTCAATGGAAACATGGATGAATGCAATTTCCAACCACGCTGATGCTGGTGGAACGCAGAATCCAGAACTCTACTTTGCTGATCTTAAAGTAGACCAATTCGATAGAGATGAGTCAATCATTAAGACTTATAACTTCAGGGATGCATTCCCAACAGAAGTATCTGCTATCGATCTAAGCTATGGTGACACTGATACAATCGAAAGATTTACAGTGACATTCCAGTATCAGTACTGGACGTCAAACACCACTGACGCTTAATATACATAGTAGGGAGCGGAGAGATCCGCTCCCCATAATCTAAAGGAATAAGTATGGCAGACGATAGTAGAGGTTTCCGTTTATTCGGATTTGAAATAAAAAGACAGGATTTAGAAGACGCTAAGAAAAAGCCGTCTATTGTTCCTGCACGTGATGATGATGGCGCCGGATATATTACGGCTTCCGGAACACACTATGGTCAATACATTAACCTCGACGGCGACGATTCAAAAGACAACTATCAGTTGATCATGAGATATCGCGGCGTCAGCATGCATCCAGAAGTTGACGCCGCTATCGAGGATATTGTAAATGAATCAATTGCTGGTGGTGAGCTAGAACAATCCGTCGATATTAAGATGGAAGAGCTTAAGCAACCAGACAGTATCAAAAAACAAATTAAAGCTGAGTTCGATAATATTATTTCGATGCTTAACTTTAATGAATACGGGCATGATATTTTTAGAAGGTGGTATGTTGATGGAAGAATCTATCACCACCTTGTAGTAAATGAAAGTCAACTTAAAGCCGGTATTCAAGAGATTCGCTATATTGACTCATCAAAGATGAGAAAAGTAAAGCAAATCAAGAAGAAGAAAGATCCTCAGACTGGAGCTAATCTTATCGAAAAGGTAGATGAATACTACATCTATCAAGAAAAGCCAGGGCAACAAAACTCTGGTGTCAAGATGAGTCTCGATTCTGTAAGTTATGTAACATCTGGCCTATTAGATGAAGGCCGGAAAAAAGTTTTATCCTATCTACATAAAGCACTGAAGCCTCTCAATCAATTGAGAATGATGGAAGATAGTCTTGTCATCTACCGTCTGGCCCGTGCACCTGAGCGTCGTATCTTCTATATTGATGTCGGTAACTTGCCACGAGGTAAAGCCGAACAATATATGAAAGATATTATGACACGATATCGTAACAAGCTTGTGTATGATTCACAGACTGGCGAAATCAAAGACGATCGTAAGCATCAGTCATTGCTTGAAGATTTCTGGCTTCCACGCCGTGAAGGTGGTAGAGGTACTGAAATTTCAACTCTACCCGGTGGTGATAATCTAGGTCAGATTGACGATATAGTATACTTCCAAAAGAAACTTTATAGAGCTCTTAATGTTCCGATCAATCGATTAGAGCAAGAATCTCAGTTCTCTTTAGGTAGATCTACAGAAATTAGTAGAGATGAACTTAAATTTCAGAAGTTTATCGATAGATTAAGAACAAAGTTTTCTGCTTTGTTCATGGACATTCTTAAGACACAGCTAATCCTCAAAGGTATTATTACCGATGATGATTGGAATCTTATGAAGAATGATATTTTAGTTGATTACGTTCGTGATAACCATTTCACCGAACTAAAAGACTTAGAGATTTTAAGAGAAAAGACACAAACACTTGATATGGTACACAACTATGTTGATGTTTACTTCTCTCGCGAATGGATCATGAAAAATGTACTGCACTTTAATGATGAGGACATTGCACAAATGGTCGACCAACATGGTGATGAAACTGAAAAACTCAATGATTTAGAGCCAGATCAAGAAGCTGGCGGAGAGGAACAATAGT